GAGGCTGTCTTGAGTTCCTGAATGAGCGATTGGCCCGAGGCTTTGTCTTCAATGTAGAAGCCTCGTAGGCCACGGCCTCGCCAGAGGGTGTTGACCGATATGGCGCGGCGCTTGAGTTCGGGGAAGTCGTACTTGTTGCGGATGACATCGAGCAGGTAGATGTCGCCCGATGCGTCCATGCCAAGGATCATGAGCACCGAGTAGTCGGACTGCTCTGTCTTCTTGAAGGCGGTGTCGGCAACGACGATGACCGTGGTCGGGCGCACTAGCTCTGGGTTGTAGGTTCTCCACCAGCCAGCTTTGATGAGGTTACCGCCAGCGATGTAGGGCGACTGCTGGTAGAGGGAGGCGAACTCGCGCTGATCGAGGCGACGGCGGCGCTGGAGTTCTTCAAGCGGGAAGCGTTCAGGCCACAGTGCCTCTTCTTTAGTTTCGCGATAGTAACGCTTGCCGGGGGCAACCGTTGAGAGTTTTCCGGGTGCGACATAGCGTGGGTCATCCTCCGGTAGTTCTGTGACAGGACGCTTCTCGCCGCCAACTTCCTTGATGGCGGGGAAGTTGATGTGATGCCAGAGTCCGTCTTTCCAGTCCTCAGTCTCCATGAGACGACCGGCGACGTCGTCTGGATGCCAGCGCGTAAGGATGACGATCTCTATTGCGGGGGAGCCGTCAGGCTCCGGCTGCTTACGAGTGGTCAGTGCAGAAATGTAGTAAGACCACGTTTTGTTTCTTTGGCTTGCGGAGTCGGCTTCCTCTCGGGCTTTGACAGGATCGTCGAGAAGAAGGAGCGTCGCCGCTCGGCCAGTCGTCGAGCCACCAATGCCCGTGGCGAAATAAGTGCCATTAAAAGAAGTACGCCAGTCGTCGACAGCCCTGCTCTCTTCCGACATTCCGAAGTCTTTGAATGCTTGGCTAACGAGCGGCTCACGCGCCAGATCGCGAACTTGGCGTCCAAACGTCTTAGCCAAGTCCTGATTGTATGAAGTGGAGAGGACATTGCGAACAGGCTTTCTTGCAAGGTAGTAGACAGGGAAGGTAACTGTTGCGAGGAAAGACTTTGCATGCCGTGGCGGCATGGTGATGAGCAAGCGGGTAACCTGCTTGCCGTCTTTGTTTGTCAGCGTGCCCTTCTCAAGAGCATCGAGAGCGTCCATCAGTTCGTAGTGGAAGTCGGCCCAAACAAGGTCTGGGTAGATAGCGTGGACGAACTCGCGAAAAGAGGTCTGCGCCTTCTTGAGGCGCAGTAGATATTTGGCGGCTTCTTGTGGTGATACCTGCATCAGAAGAGCTTCTTGAACAACACTTGAAGGTTGACGTTGGGCTTTTGATCCATGGAGGTCTTGTCGTAGCGACCGCCGATTGACAGCGTACTGTCTTTGCCGCCAACGCCTTGCATGTTGAAGTTTGCTCCGGCAGACGTTGCGTTCATTGTCTGGCCTTCTTCCCCGGGCATATTGCGCATGCGGGAAAGGTAGGCGTTGATGGTTCCATTCTTGATGGCTTGCTCGAAACTGAGGCGGAGTTCATCCATGGATGGGCCGCCGCCTTGAGGCTTGTCTGATCGGTTGTATTCGCCGGTGAGTATGCCAACGCCAGCATCATTGAAGACGGGGAGACGACCGCCAACTGCAACACGACCGGGCATCATGCCGCCGTATGACTCTTGCATCTCATTGCGACCCTGAACAATTCCGGGCGAGTCTCGTCTTACATAGTGATCGACAGGAATGTCGAGTGGGTTGTTCATCGAGATGTATGGATTGTGCTGTCCGTGTTGGCGTCTGTTCTCGAACGAGCCGGTAGCTCTGAGGCCATAGTCCATGCTTGAGCCGCCATCTAGGGTTCGGTTGACGCCGACGTCGGAGAAAAGTCGATAGCCAGACTGCATGGACTGGTTGTTGGCTGCAAGATCAAACATCGGAGTCAGGTTTGTGCGCAAGAAGGCCACCATTTCTGGGGTCAACTCGATGTTCATTTCCTGATTGAGGTTCAGCTTGGAGAGATCAATCTCGCTGGGGTTCAATCTGCCGCGCTCAGACTGACTGTTGTATGGCATCTTTTTCCTCCTGAGAGTCGCGACGGTTCAGAGTCTCGACTACCTCTGCATCGCTGATGTCGTCAGTATCCTCCATCGTCTCTTCTTTGTCTTCCCTTTCAGACTGCTCGGTCGCCTGCATGGCGATTTGTTCGAGTTCCTCGATTGTGAGTTCGTGAGCTTTCTTGTTCTCGATAGTGTGCTCGTTGAATGTGTGGTGCAGGTCGGGCATGACCTTGTTGAGCATCATGCCGAAGAGACGAACTTGTTGGTTTGACCAGTTGCGGTCGCCCTTGAGGACTTCGCGGACGGTCGGAATGTTGGTGCGCACAATGTCCAGAACCGAACGGCGGACTCTGTCGACTTCAATGGGTGTCACGGCAGGAAGACCACCCGTGCTTTGCGTGATGCTGCGATTTTTGCGGACGTTCGGCATGCTTTTTTCTCCTTGTGCGTGTCTCGTTATTGTGACCGAGTTTTCATTTTTTGGTGCGAAATTTTGGATGGCAGGGCATGGCATGAGGCGAAGGCCGTCGGCGGGATGGGGTCTCCCCCCGGGGGTGCGCCCATGGGACGCGCCTTGCGGTGCATGAAGCGTGCATCTGCGAGGCTAAGTCGTTGATTTTTCACGGTTTTCGTCTCCCATCGAGGGACTTTGCGGTGGCTCGCGTGCCCCTGCGTTTCGCACGAGTGCGCGAGGTGGGCAAAAAATGGGCCTCGCGGGCGCTTACGCAATCATGACGCGGGCTTACGGCGCACGTCGTCCTCCCAGAGGGAGGAGGAGGGCGATTGGGGTCAGCCGGTTCGGTTGACAGTTCGGTCAGCCGTTCCGGCACACGCTCCGGCGTGCGCCTGATTCCCCCAGAGGGGGATAGGGGGCAGTTGGAGTCAGCCACTTCCGGCAACGGTCGTGTCACCCGCATGTGACACACAACGGACTCGAAGGAGAATGCTATGTCCTCAATCAAACTCGCCAACCTCAAGGCTTCCGACCTCATCGCGCTCGCCAAGGGCGCGACCTCTGTCGCCGACATCGACCCCGTCGTCGCGGAGTTCGAGCGTCGCATCACCACGCGCACCGCGAAGGCCAACGCCGCCGCGTCCGCAGGCAAGGGCGTGCAAGCCCACGCGAGCATCCTCGCCAACGCGAACGCCAACCTCGCCACCGTGCGTGCAATGCGCGACGGCTTCGCCGCTCCTGCGCCTGTCGCGACGTTCACCGCCGAGCCAGTCGCCAAGCCCAAGCGCACCCGCAAGGCTCCCGCAAGCGCCCCTGCGTTGAGCGCAGACGAGTTGGCTCTGCTCCGCTCGTTCCTCGCCAAGCTCGCCTGATCGCGTAGCGCCCACGACCCCCGCTTCGGCGGGGGTTTTTTTTCGTCTGTTCGCAACCACGAAAGGAGCATCTCATGCAGACACAACACCAACGCCGCATCGCGGCTCAAACCCGTCAGCTTCTCGCTCTTCGCCGCGCAGACACGCTGCACGACGACGACAACTTCTATGCCTTCCTCGCGACTGGTGCGTTCGACCCGCCAGCCGCAGACACGTTCGAGGTCGACACCAACGAAGCCGTGACCGCCATGTCGGTCGCATTCACCAACGCAACCAAGGAGTAACGCCATGAGCACCTCAGTCGCGGTCGCAGATGCGACCAAGTTTTACCAGCGTGCGCTGTTCGCAGCACTCAAGGCACGCGAAGAAGCCGTCCGAGACGGCGACACGGAGATGCGAGCCATCCTCGATGAGCGCATCGCCTACACGCAGGACTGCATCAAAGCGGTCAAGTTCGTGGGCAAGACGGGCATGTCCCCGGTCGACGCCTTCGCGTTCTACGGCATCAACATCCAGAATGGAGGCCGACTGTGAGCGTGCACATCGTCTACCAAGACCGGCTCGCGTTCGGTGAGCGTTATGCGTTCTACCGTGCTCGCGAACAAGTCGGAACCATCCGTGCGCTCTACCTGCTTTGGGTCGCACGTTCCATGTGAAACACTGTCTCGTGGGAGTGACATGTGCTATCCTGTCACACTTACGAGACACAACCAAGGAGAAAACCATGCGACTCATCGCAACTGTCATCGCTGTCTTGCTCGTGGCAACCACCCTGACCATCGGCCTCGTCAACTTCGCCATCGGTTGCGGTGAGCCTGAGTACCACGCCGACGGAACATTCGTCACCGGCGAATGCTTCGTCATCCCATACACACCCGTGAAAGGAACATGGAAATGATCGCCGATCAACCACCACTACCAGTCGAGCAGGCAGTCATCGCCTACTACGAACAAGCCACGCCTCAACGCATGACGAGCATCATCTTCCGAGACGGTGCACGCTACGAACTCAAGCTCGCGCCCAACAGGTTCGAGAAGAGTCGCATGGTGTGCGTCATCCTCGACAACAAGAAGCTCGCCGCCATCGTGTGGGCAACCAACGGAGACGACCACTTCACGATGTCGCCTTCACCCAAGGGCAACACGATTAAGACCGGAGAGTACGCAGACTTCGTCTTCGACGCATGCGCTCACCTCATCACCACTGATCGCGAAAGGAAGGAGAAAGCAAAATGACTGACGACACCAAGCAACGCTGGTGGGCGTGGCACAAGGCAAACCCTCACGTCTACCAACTCTTCGAGCGGTTCACATGGGAAGCCATCAAGCTAGGTCACAAGCACCTGTCCGCTTGGCTCATCGTCAACCGAATCAGGTGGGAAACGAGCATCGTCACGAAGGGCGACGACTTCAAGATCAGCAACGACTTCATCGCCTACTACGCTCGCCTGTTCATGCACTACCACCCCGAGCACAAGGGGTTCTTCCGCATCAAGCGCCTCAAGTACGAGTAACCAACCAAGGAGAACATCATGATCGAGTTCATCATCGTCACCGCAATCGTCATCGCTCAAATGCTGGGGAGGTAAGCGCCATGACAATTTCTGTCACCCTCAACGGCGAGAACGCCAACCTCACATTCGATGTTGAGACGACGCTCAACGAACACCGTCTTCGCCAACTCATCCAAGATATGGCGAGCGGCAACGACCAAGACACCATCACCATCCGGTGGGGTATCGACGACGTGAAGGCTCAGTACGACACCATGTTCACGGACTGGGATGTCGAGCCTGAGTGCGGCCCCCTGAACGACGACGACTTCCGGCAGATTCTGCGCTTCGTCAACAAGGCTCACGATGCCAACGTGGGCATCAGTTGGGAGGTCATCGAAGCCCACATCGACAGCTTCATCCGCAATCGGATGGTGTCACGCGCCCGCCCGCCTGTCTCTCCAGAGGAGAGAGAGAGGGCATAACCAATCAGCCAACCGGCTGACTTCACTCTAACCCTAACCATGAAAGGACATCCCATGCTTCCACTTCACGAAGCGGTTTCATTGTTGCGTCGTGTCGATGCGATGCAGGCAGACGAGAAGCGATCCAAACTGCGCGAACTCTTCACGAGT